AGTCCAATCAATAGCACTTTCTGTATCTGAAAATCTTACTAACAATGGGTCTATAGCTGAAGAACCTATAGGATTGCAGCCAAAAGCAATAACGTGCTTGTCTACATCTGACATCATGATTTGTAATACTGCGGTTGGCACATTACTTGCATTTGATTCTGCGGATAACAAAGTTGATCTAGTGGATGCACCACTAGATTTATCCCAAAAAAATATTTCTGATGCTCTTGGTGCTGCTATTATATCATCGCCAAAATTATCTATTGACCAAAATCTAAGTTGATTGACTGGTGATAAGTCGGTGGTTGATCCAAATCCTCCATCTCCCCAAGAATTGACACCCCAACCTGTTCCTCTAGCATAAACATCTAAACCAGTATTAATTTGATAAACACCATCTACTCCTGAACCACCATTACCTGTGTCAGAACTATTTGCAGTTACAGTATCACCAGCAGTATCTTTTGCATTAAAAGTATAAGTATCTGTTCCTGTTACAGTTTCTATTTGATACTCTTGATTTAATACAGTAGCAGTAATTGTTCCACCTAAAGTAGCTGCACCTGCTATAGTTACAAAATCTCCAGAAACGCAACCATGATCATCATCTGTAGCTGTAATTAAACTAGAACCATCTGTAGCAGCAAACAATATTCCATTTGTAGTTGTTGCTCTTATAGGTGTAATATCGCTTAGTGTATCTCCAATAATCACATAAAGTTTTTGATGTGTTCCAAGTATTGTAATATTGTCTCCGTTAATGGCTTTATATGTGTGTATTTTTCTTGCTGTACCAACAAAGCTGGTTTCAATGTATTTACTCCATCCACCAAATCTTTCTGGTCTGCCTTTTCGGAATCTTACTTTGTCTGCATCAAACCAACCACCTTCGTTGCTGTAATTAGTGCCTTCTCGGTTTATACCTGGTTTAAATATATATTTACTTAATGCCATAAATTAAACCTCATTGGTCATCGCTTGTAGTAACTGTTCTATAATAGACTACAACTTCTTTTAATTCATTTATATATCTTTTAAGCTCTTGCATATTATATGCCATTAATTCGTAATCAGGCACTGACATAGCAAAGAATACTATTTGTCCTTGATCTTTTTCTATTCTAGCTAAAAACTGATCAATGTTTTTATCAGATACTACATACCAATAGGGTTCTTTTAAATCTATTTCTCTTGGCAAAATTGGTTGAGCTATAGTTCTTTCTATAGGTTTAGACTTAATATTAATCGTCTTGCTGTTTGGTATCAGACTGCAACTGCAAACCATCATCGAGATTATCAATACTACGACTAGCTTTTTCGATGCTTTCAAATACATTTTTTGTTCCTTTATTTACTTTCGGTTCTAGCAAATCTGGCTTAGCAGCCGCTAATTTTGTTAAATCATGTCTTTTAAATATATCAAGATAACGATTCATTTCCGATTCTATTTTTTGATTTTTAGATTGTATCTTCAATAAGCCTTTAGCTTGCGAAGCAAAATCATTCTGCAAAGTAGTTATAGTTTCCTTTTGAGTTTCTACTGCACCTTCAAGCACTTGATTGTTAGACTTTAATGTAATGTTTTCATTGTACAACCAATAAGAACCTAATCCTAAAACTATAATAATACCTATTAAAATTTGATTCATTAGCAATTCTCTATAATATAATTTAAACCAGAAGCACTTCTGTATTCTATTAATACGTTATTTTCATTTACAAACTTTAAGTGATTATTTTTTTTAATTAATATTTTTTTTGTAATATAAACTTTATCGTCAGAATCACCATATTCTTTATTAAAAGAAACAGTTACTTTATACCTTACTTTAAACTTTTTTAAAAAATACTGTATAATTTTATTCATAAGTATATATTTCAAGTGCTTTTGTTTTTCCTTTAACTTTAATAGATTGTAGTTTCTTTAACTTATAACCACTTGCTTTTTTAGTTGACTTGCCTATTAGTAGATTAACATTTCTATCTTTTGTGGCACTTTCTAATCTTGCTGCTGTATTAACGGCATCCCCAATAGCAGTGTAATCAAACCTAGATTCTGAACCCATGTTGCCTATTACAGCTATTCCTGTGTTTATTCCAATACCTATTGCTACAGGAGGTAAGTCTTCTTTTTGTAATTCTATATTTAAAGATTTCATGTTTCTTATAATGTCTAACGAGCAATCAATAGCTATTTTTGGATGATCTAATAAATCTAATGGTGCATTGAATATAGCCATCATTGCATCACCGATGTACTTATCTACCATTCCTCCATGTTTTTGTACTGCTGATTGCTGTGCAGTTAAAGCTTTGTTCATAATGTAAGTTACTTTTTCTGGTGGAAGCAACTCAGACATAGAAGTAAAACCTCTAACATCCGTAAATAAAAATGTTGCTTTTCTTTTTTCTCCACCCAGTTTTAGTAACTCTGGATTTTTTTGTAATCTTTTTACTTGTCTTGGGTCTAAGTAATGTTCAAATTGTTTTTTAATTTGCAGTCTAAGTTTGAACTGTTCTCTAAATCTAAGATAAAAAGCAATGGATGCAGTAATAAATTGAGAAATTAAAGACCAACTAACATCTATAAGAATACCTTGTTGTATCAAGTAATAACCACCAAAAGCAGTTAATAAAAATAATATACTGGTAAATAGTATTCCGCTACTTATTCCAAATACAATAATAAAAATCCAACTTAATATTATTGTTGTAAAAATTATTAATATTTCCGCAGCTAAAGCCCAGTCTGGTATATAGGGGCTATCTTGTATTAATATAGATTCTGCTAGTGCAGCTTGTATTTTGTGAGGCTCAAGCAATCCTGTTGGAGTGGCTATTTGTGGCATAACTCCATTTGCAGTTATTCCTACAAAAACATATTTATTTTCAACATTCATTTCTGCAAGTGTAGTTTCTGGAGTGTCTATCCAGCTTATCCACTTTCTACCCATACTATCTGTTTTTACAGGTGGTATTCCTTTTATAGCTACTTCTTCAATACCATTGTCATTTGTTTTTATAATGTATGTTCTTGTTGATGTAAGAGCTTTTAAAACTTGAGTTCCAAATGAGGCTATCCATCCATCAGGAGTTCTTACTAATAATGGTATCCTTCTTACTAATTGATCTATTTCAGTTGGTGCAATAGCTAATCCTTGTAATGCACCTTCTGATAAAGGCTGTATGTTTTGTTTAACTCCAGTAGATAATATGCCACCAACATTATCACCTTTTATAACTGTTCCTGTTGTTTTTGGATAACTGCCTTTTCCATCTTGAAACATTGCAATAACTGAATTGCTATTTTTAAGCGATTCATAAAAAAACTGATCTCCATTCATTCTGTCTGCTTGCGGAAAAGATATAACCCATCCAACTCCTAATGCTCCTTTTTCCATAAGACTATTGTTTATATCACCAAGTCTTTTTCTTGGAAAAGGATAACCGCCTTCGTTTTCTACATCTTGCTCTGTAATGTTTAGAATTACAAAGTTTCCTGAAGGTTGTTGTTTTTTTATAAAAGCATCAAATGTTTTTAACTTTAAAATTTCTGTAGGAGTTGATTGATATATAACAGGCAACATCAAAACTGTAAGTATTATAAATATTAATTTTTTCATTAATCGCTCTGTGTAATAGTTATATAAGAACTACTGCCTCCATTTACTTTGACAATATTGCTTACACCATCTTGATTAAAAATTACTGTATAAGCTTCGCTACCATCTAAGTCTACTTGCAGATATTCATTTACTGCTCGTCTAAGGCTAACAACATTTCCTGATATAATTGTAGTTATTTGAGTATCTGGGTCTTTACCTAGCAAAGTTCCTGATACTTGATTGCTTATTGACTGAGATAAACGATCTTCTTCATCAAGTATAGCTAATGCGTCTATTACATTAAGCAGGTCTTCTAAAAAATTTACATCTAAATAATTTATATCTAATTCTGTAAATTCAAGATTATCTTCTTTAAGAAAATCTTCAGCCAAGTAATCAATGTCTAATCCATTAAAATCTAATATAGTTTCTTTTTTTGTTACTACTCTTTCTTGTATTACTTTTTGTTTTTTAGGTGGAGTAACAATAAGCATATTATCAATTATATCTAAAGTAAGATTTAATATAACTGGTTTAGATGGCTTAGATTCAAATACACTGACAGTAGTAGCCTGATAAGGCTTATTCAATAAAACTGTACCCATTGCAGTAACAACTTCTATTTCTCCACTAGAAAGTCCAGAAGCATCAGGTAACAGTATTATTAACGATCTACCTAACTCGTCTACTGTTGCTGTAAAATCAGTACCTCTAATTGCTATATTAGCTGTTGGTGTTTTTAAACTAATATTTTTTTTATCTATTTTGTTTAAATTACCAGTAATAAATCTAGCTGTACCTAAACCAAAAGTAAGGGCCATTTTAGATTTACTTGGATTAGGATCGTATATGTATTCATCAATAGTTAATTGTGAATGTTCAGTAAGACTAACTTTGCTGTCATCTAAAAATGTTATAGACATTCTTCCGTTTGCAGTAACAGCTTCATCATTACTTTGTATTGAAAAATTTAATTTGGCATTTAAGGGTTCATTTCTTACTATTTGTGCAGAACCATTTAATTCAGATATGCCACCTATTTCAACATCCGACTGACGATCCTTGGTCATTTTGGATAACACAAACTGAGGAAGAAGCATTGCCACCAACAGAAATAATTTTAAGCCAGTCATTATCTTGTGTACTCAGTTGTTGGATATTAAATGTTCTTTGTCCACCTGTATGATCTAAGTAAAAATAACCGCCAGCCGAAGCAGCTGTACCAGTTCCTGTGTAGTTTATTGTGTTATCAGAACCATCTATATCCATAAAGTTTGTAGCAGTATCTATATTTATATTAGAAGTTACAGTGTTGTTTGAACCCTGAAAAATCCAATCTAAGTTTAAACCTGTTGCTATAGCTGATGTTCCTTGATTTAAAGTAAATGTGTTTCCTGCTCCAGTGACAGCTATGTTGTGATCAGAACTGTCTGAACTATATGTGTTTGTAGGGTCTACTTGAATTGTAAAAGAATTAGTTGAACCAGTAAAATTATATAAACCAGTAAAACTATCAGACCAAATATCTCCTAAAAATTTATTAGTAGCTCCAATCATATTAACGTCTAATGTCATGCTTGTACCATCAAGATCAAAAGCTGTTACACTTCCTGCTGAAGAACTTAGTCCACCTATTATGTTAGAAATACCTAACTGCTCTAAATCAATGTTAGCACCTGTACCTGACTGATCTACAAATATTTCGTTATCAGCCGCGAATACTTGTGCAATCATTATCATTGCAAGTAGGCTTATCGATGTTAATTTTTTCATGACTCCAGTAACCTCTGTCATAACCGATATTAATTAATGTTAATACTGCACCTTCTATAGCTTTTGAAAGTGCTAAAGTTGTAGATTCGTTACGAGAATTACCTGATTCTATTTCAACCAGCTTTGTTCCCATTTCAATAAATCTAAATACATCTTCTGATTTTCCATAACTAAATATAGTTTTTTCAGTCATTACTTCTATAAGTATTTCTCCTGTAGATACGGAAACCATGCGTAAAGTAACTGTTACACTATCCTCTCTATATTGAATACTAGAACCAATACCTAAATATCTAGCTCCCATACCCCCTGTAGAAAGATTGCTTTCATAAGCAATAACAGCACCTTCGATTAAAACTCCTGCAAACAACAAAGGAGATAAAACCTTTTTTTTATCTTCTTCGCTTCCTAATGTTTCTCTTGCTGATCTTATTAGTTGTCTTTCTTTTGTTAAATTATCTAAACCAACTCTTTCAACAACTCTAAAAAATTCTCCATTTCCTGCGTGTTTTAAAGCTCTGATTAATAAAGCACCAGGTTGTTGCGTTATAGCTGTACTAAATAAAGCAAACTCACTATTACTTTTTCTTTGACCTGTTTGATCTAAAAATGAATTTGGGTATATAGCTACAATAGGTTTTTTTATTGGTGTTTTTACATTTGCTAATTCTTTAGACTGAAGTTTGGAAATATGAACATTGTTTTGTTCGTTAAACTTTTTCTTATATATATCTTCATATTGATCATATGTAGAGCAACTAGAAAGTAAAAGTACCAATAGGAATCGTAATTTCAGTAAGTGTTCCATCGCTTTCCGTTATATTAAGAGTTAGTGACGAGCCATCACTGTTATAGCTTATAAGATTACCTTCGAGTTTTATCTCTCCTGAAGTTTGCGCTGTATCTCCAAATAAATTATTTACTAGCTGTCTTGAAAGCTCTGCATAAACTCTTGATTCAAGATTTCTCATAAACCTAGCAAGTGTGGTATTTTGGGCATCTCTTTCTATTTCATCTTGTAAAGCTTTGATTTCTTCTTTAATTGTTAGTTTTCTGGTGTGTTGTTGATTTTCAATGGTTAGATAATGACTAGATATTCCTACACCATTAAAACTTGGTGATTTAAACTTATGAACTATTTGATCTGCTGTAGAATTCTGTGATATTAGTATTGCTAAAAAACATAAATATTTAATCTTTTCTTTGATCATCTCTATCTGCTTTTGCAATTTTATCTATGTTGATAAGATTTGGCACTCCAAGTATTGTTTTAATCATAGTATCTTGTCTTATTATTTCATTGTCCAAGCTACGAACTCTATCTATTAAGGCAACTAAAATTCCATGTTGTGCGTCTAGTTTACTACCTAACCTATCTTCCATTGCTGAAATCTGTACTGCTACTTTTTCATCAAGAACATCAAGCTTAGTTTCCATTCCATCAATTATTCTATTAATTAGTTTCCATATAAAAAAACCTAATCCACCTGCTGCGGCTATAGGAAAACCAACTTCATTGATTAAACTAACAATATCTTGCATCGTATTTTATCTATTGATTAGGGGTGTATTTATTAAGATCAATTAATTTTTGTCTATTAATTAAATGTTCTGCTTCTATATCATCTTTACTTTGTCCAAAGTAAGCTACAGCTAAATAGTTTTCTATCATTAGTTGATTAATGTTAATGCCATCAACCAATACATTACCTAAAACTCTACCAAACTTACCTTTGGAATCTTTTAATTTTGTTTCTATTACAACTTTAGTTCCATTATCTATGGCTTCTTGCAAAAACGCTGACGCAAGCTTACCTCTAATTTTTTCATCAGCATCTCTAGTTCTACTTTCAGGAGTATCAATGCCATATAAGCGAACCCTACACCTGTAAAGAATATCAAAGCCAAGGTCCAAAACAACATCGCAGGTATCGCCATCAACAACTCTGTCAACTGTGCAACTATATTCATACATTATCTGTACCTTTTAGCTATTTTTGCAGCAGATTTAGGCTGCTTAGAAAACTGTTTGCCTTTTTTTGTATCTTCTCTTTTCTTTTTAGTAGTAGCAGCATATTGAGAACTAGACATAGCTTTTATAGCTTTAGATGGCAAATATCTTTCTCCTGTTTTTGCAGAAGGTTTTCCTGACTTAGTTCGCCATTTTTGTTTAGTCCAATTTTTTAAAGACCTTTGTGATTTTCTTAAAGGCATTATTTATCCTGTTGTTTTTTAATTGATTCTTTACCTTTTTTAAATATATTTACTACTTTTGTTTTACCCATTACTTTAGCTCTTTGTTCACCAACAGTAAGAATTTGTATTTTTCTAGCATATGGTTTTTTAATTTTTTTAACTTTTGCTACAGTAGCTTTAGCATCTTCTGGAGTTGCAAACTTAATACTAACAGTGTCTTTAGGATTTTCATCTGTATATAATCTTCTATCGCTACCTTTAGGTTTTTTACCTGTTCCTACTTTTGGGTCTCTTTTTCTTTTCATTTATCTTCAATGCCATCACTATATAGATTATTAAAAGTGACTAATGGGTCTAAATAACTCTCATGCCCTTCTGCTGAATGTAAATGTTGTGATGGTGCAAAGTCTGGTGCGCCTTCTCCTGTTCTCCATAAAGCAGGACTTGTAGCTCTAACTCTATTATTAGGCAAAGCAATAACATTACCTTTCCATTCGCAATCTTCTGTAATATACATAACATGAGATTGTTTATGTTGAGCAGGGCTATCGGCTATATCGTTATCTGTGTAATCAACTGTAAATAAATATTTACTTTGATAAAAATCATTATTAACTTTAGCTACCCAAGGGCTTGAACTTACTCTATCCATAACAACAACAGAATGATCTCTTGCCTCACAATCCCAAGGTTGAACTAAATGGTCTTCCATTGGTAAAGCCCATTCCTCTACAGGTATGTCTGCTACAAGGGCTTGTATTGGCATCCTAGCCCACATAGCACCACCATGTACGTTTGGCATATCTTCATTACTATCCATCTCACAACCAGTAAAAACAACTTGAAAACTAAGAGAACGATCAGGGATTGTATTAACTGCTATTGCAAGTGCATGAATAAACTCACCATGATACCTTTGATGATTACAAGTAAACTCTTTTCTTACCCAACATTTAAAATGCGGAATATTACTTATAAGATAAGACATTAACTTTTGTATCCTCCACCAGCTTCTTTATAAGCTTTTGCTAACATTTGTGCTTTACGAGCAGACCATTGACCAGAATTACCACCTTTAGTTCCTGCTTTAATTCTTTTGAATTGTCTTTTACGCATAGCTGGTTTTGTATAATTTCCTGCGGCATTTACTTTAGATTTTTTTTCACTCATTATATGTACTTCGCTGCTACAACAACTGATAATATAAAAGGATAGACAGCCCATATCATAGTCTCTAGTCTATCAAACCTTTTTCCACCTTCCTCTAATCTTCTATCTATGCTTTGATATAATGCTTTGCACTCTCTTTCATGAGATTCGATAGCATTTAATGCGCTTGAAGTATTTTTCATTTCTTTAAAACATTTGAATTAGATGCTTGTTCTTTAGCTTTACCTATATTCATAGCTAAAAAGTCTATAAGTTTATACAGCTTTCCAACCCAAATATCATCTTTTGGTGTAGGAGTTACTGCTGCTATTGCTGATGCTGCGGTAACTACTGCTGTAGCTATAGTTATAATATCTACTATTGTACCCATAATGTTCACCTTTAAAGTATTTAATCTCTATATACTGCTTTTGTTGTGCCTCTTACTGCCAAACCATCTCTAGCATTTTTGTTTGTACTACCACCCATGTTACGGCCTAATATTGATTTTTTTATTTTTCCAAAAATACCTTTAACTGAATCTTTCAATGCGTTTGGATCACCAATTACTCTATCAGGATCGGTTTCTGCTGCAAGCGATCTTTGTCTAGGAGTTCCCATACTATCATTGTTATTGTTTCTTTCTCTTCTTTTTCTAGCTGCTTCTCTTTTTGCCTCCAACATAGCTTTTGCTTCTGAAGGTGTTTGACTTGGGCCTTGATTATCAGGAACCCTGGATTTAAATAGTTCATTAGTTTTAGGTTTTTTATTGGAGGCTTCTTTTTTTAGCCTAGCAGCTTTCAATTTATCTTGCTTTGCTTGCCTATTAGCTTTTATTTCTCTTTGAGTGTCTTTATATTTAATCTCGCGAGGAGAATCACCTATGTCTTTAAATTTACCTCGATCTTTTCCGCTTTTTAATTCTTCTTTTAGTGATTTTTTAAACGCATCAGCACTTCTGAATCCACGTTTTACTCCTTCACTTGTTATTTTTGCAGAAGTATCAAACTTTTTATTTAGTCTTTTTTTCCTTTCTTCTAAAGTTTCTTTTTTAGATGAAGGGGGTCTTTTTGTTGCATCTGCTTTTGAAAAAATTGCCATTTGTTTTTCCTCTTATTTAATATTAGTTTTACCTTTTATTGCTAAACCATCTCTTATACATTTTGTTGTTTTTACTGCTCCACCTTTGCTAAATTTCTTTTCTATTGATCCTTGAACTCCAATGTTTTGACCTTTAGGAGAGGCTGACAATCCAAATTTAGCATTAAGTGTGTCATTTTTATATTTTAATCCAGCACCAAACCTTTTATTTTTTCCGCCTGTTCCAGAACTATAATTAGCATCAGCAGTAAAATTATCTCCTAATGGAATTTTTGTATCTATTCCAAATCTAGGTTGTACGTTTATTTTTTCTCCGTCTCTTGAGTATGCAGAAAATTGAGCATAAGGAGAAACAGTTGCGCTTCCAAGTTTTTTATTATATGTGGCCTTACCATAAGCAGTTGTAACATCATTACTTTTTTTAGCTCCACCACTAACATTAAATTTTTTATTTGGCATTTTTTTATTCTCTGCCATTTTAATTATCCTTCTTTTTAAGACTCTAGTGCTGTTATGCGAGCTTCAAGCTCTTGTATAGTTTTAACTAATAAAGGTACTAATTTACTTTGGTCTATTCCTTGTGGCTTTATGCTACCATCATCATTGGTTTCATCTTTTACACCAGTAATAGCTTCAGGAACTATATTAGAAACTTCATGTGCAATAAACCCATCAACTAAAGTATTTGTGCTGTCAGCTATAAAATTAAATCTAGCGGGTTTTAATTGTTTTAATCTAGTTGTTGCATCCCATGTGTAGTCTACATTTTCTTTCAGCCTGTAATCAGAGCTTGTATTATAAGCAGTTGAAGAAGTAACAACAATGTTTCCAACTTGAGTACCATTTAATCTAAAAGTTTGGACTTCCTTACCACTAGCTGACGTATTAGTGGATAGAGTACCTCCATTGGCATCATTATAAAGAGTCAATCCAAGTGGATTACCAGCTGTACCATTACCATGAAAAGCATAAAGACCTTCAAGAGATGCTGGGTTTATTTCAATGTAAGTCTGAGTACTTCCCCCATCACTTCCTTGAATTTTTATTAAACCATCTGATTGAGGATTACGAAATATTAAATCCGCAGCGTCTTTTTTAATAAGTCCAAAATTTGCTCCAGCCGCAGCAAAATTTACATCTAAGCCAGCTGCATCAAGTGTAATATCTCCAGCTACATCGAAGACCAGATTACCAGCGGATTCAAAATCTCCATTTGTACCATCATGTGTAATTTTT